TACCTGCCCAGTACATTGAACCCTTACGAGGAACTGACAGACCTGAACGCAACTTAGCAACAGCCTTACGGATGTTAGCAGAAGTGATTGTATCTGTAGCAGCAATTGTTACTGTGTTAGTACGTGTGCCACCATAGATGACGTTAGTACCACCACGGAGTTCGTTCTGTGCAACTGTATCAATTGAGCCTGCAAGGTTGAAGGCAATGATGTTAGCGATTGCTGGGTCTACATCAGCAAGGCTGAAGAGTTCCAACGCACGTGTTGTAAGAACAGAGTTACCATACTCAGCAAGAGTAATAGTAACTGATGTTGGAGCAGCAATCTGTACTGAGTCACGCTCAGTTGATTCTGTTAAAGCAGTTGTCTGTTCAGACAAATCTGCGTATAGTTGTAGAACTACGGTTGAGCCAGGGTTTGCTAATTTGACGGGCTTCTTATCTGCCACGCTACGAATTAGGGGTTCTGAACGCAACGCGAAGTCTAGTAGACGGTCATACGCCTTTTGGACGAGACCTGCACCACCAGCGGTACCAGCGAGATTGCCAGTAGAGGATGTATATGCATTAGCCATTGTTGTTCACCTCCTAGGTGAGTTGTGAAATTACTATGTATTTATTGTTGTTGAGAGTAGATAATTTGATTGAGTTCTTCTGCGGATGCCGCATTATTAATTCTCATCAATAAATCTTCTGCTCGGTCTGGGTTCATACCAAGTTGAGTGACAATATCTTGCTGCCGTAAGGCTGCGCGATTTATCTCTTGTTCTTCGTTAACCTCTGGCTGTGATAATCCAAATAGGTCTCCGTTATCTACAAGCCAGTTATTCACTGACTCTTCGGTAACATCGTCCAAATCTTTTAAGATTAATCGTTGTGCCTTTGGATTGATACCCTTCTGTTCTAGGACCTCTTTGACTGTACGCTCACGCTGCGTCTTGGATAAACCCTCAAGTTGCTCAGTAAGTTCCTTAATACGCTTTTCATCGTTGCGCTTGGCTTTCCGTAACTTTTTAAGTAAGTCACTTCCATCCATCTGTGCTTCGTTGTCGGTATCTAGGTCGTCTTCGTCTTCATCCCAGTAGTTGTTGCTCATAGCAACCCACCCTTCTATTCGTTTTAGTCGCAAGCCTCAGATTCTAGTCGGGGAACTAGCCTGGCTCTTACTACCAGTCTTCTACGCTATGTGGGCTGGTCGGTCACATAGGATTCTATTTAGAACTGACCTGCGGAAGAACCTCTACGCAAGTATGTAGTTGATAATCCAGCAGCACCTACACCTGCTGAGCCTTCAAAACTAGCACGTTCTTTGGATGCTAATATGTTTCGCTTACGCTTTGCTGCATCACTAGACTTTAGAAATTCTTCTTCTCCAGTTTGTTGAGTGTATTGAATACCAGTTTCACCATAAACATTACCTAGTTTAGTTGCTTCAGGTAATACACCCGCTATGCTTTCAGCACCTTGAAGTGCTGCAGCACGGTCAATACCATAAGCAGCAAAACCTTCAGCAGACATACGGCTAGTAGTTAATCCTTGACCAGTAAATGCGCCACCAATTTCAGCAGCGGTTGCCTTTTCTTTAAGTTTTCCAATTGTTTCAGTTGGATTAAGGAAGTAAGCAATTAAGTCATTATCAGTAAGGTTAGGGTAGAATGTTTTAAACGTATCCTTGATACCCTTGTCGGCATTAATAACACGGTCAGAAGCAGTAGATACTCTGTCTTTAAACTCAACTGGTGACATATCATTACCAATGTAATCAGAAAACTTTGCTTCATTAACTGTGCGGTCCATGCTAAGCATGTTGCCTAGTCCATATGCACGTAGTGTTTCGGCATATGAGTCTTCATTAGCAAGATACTCTGCTTCACTTAATGCATTTAATCCCTTAGCAAGACGCTTTTCATTACCAGCAAAGCGCAATGTATATGCAGCATTGAATGGTTTGCCTGTGGCAGGGTCAATAGATTTATCATACTTCATCTTAACTAATGCTTGATTAGGTGTTAACCCAGCCTTAAACATACGAGTCAAAGTATCTGCTAAAGAACCTAATCCATAACTTTCAAATGTAGCACGCATGACTTCAAAAGCATCTTGACGAGCCTTCTCGTCCATCATTTTTTGATATTCTAAACCTGCATCTACTAATGGTGTGTCATCATCAACTACAGGTAAGTCACCAAGAGTATCGGTATCTCCACCACCAGCCTTAAACGTATCAACAAGTTCATTTAATCTATTAAAATCTTTTTTAAGTTTATCTAATGGATTTAAAGTTTTTGCTTTAGGCTTAGATACAACAGGCTTAGGTGCAGTCTTTGTAACAATAGGGGCTTTGCCTCTAACGGCACCAGGACCAGATAGATATATAGGGGGTTTAGTTTTTTTACCAGGAGGCATAGTTATCCACCGAATCCAAACGACCTAAGAATTTGTTGTGTAAAGTCAGCACCAATTTCTCCTGCTTCTTCAGAAAAACCCCATTCATCTTCGCCCTGCATCTCTCTGTCGTAATCAGCAATTGACTTACCAGCCAGTGCTGCAGCCATTACTTTCTTATCCTGTGTTGAATTAGGAATAACAACACCAAGTTTCTTTTGACGAGCATATGCATACACGTCAGTAATGTCCTTAACAGTCCCACCTGCTGCTATATGTTCCTTAAATGTAGGATACATTTGCATAGCATTAAGACGTAGACGTTCTTTTTGTTTAGTAAGGTAATCCTTTGTGCCTAATCCATTGGCTACGTATGTTAATGCTGTTGCTGCGTCAAGTGGTAAACCATATGAAGCAGCAGTTTCTTGTAAATCAGCAATGTCATTTGCTGCTTGACTACCTATTTTAGAATTAAGAATTGATTCAATTGTGCTGCCCTTAAGGGCTTTCTTTGCTACTTTAACAGCAAGCAATACACGGTCAGCATCATCTAGGTTAGAACCTGTTTGAGTTCCATTAACAACAGTAGATACTGCTTTGTTTTCCTCTTTATTAAGTATGTCAAAGTACTGATTGTTCTCTTCTGCTGTGCCAGGACGACCAAGAAGGTTAACCATGTAGTCATCAAACATACGTTTGGCTTCACCACGTGTACTGTATGTACGATATGTCTTAACAGATGAAGTACCTGCTGGCTTCTTTGTTGCCAGATAATCCATAATAGAATCAGATTCTTCAGCAGTTCCATACTTAACTTGCTCTACAGCATGACGGGTATAGTCTGCAATAAAGTCATCTAGTCCACGAAACCATGTACCATCAGATAGTTGTTTTTCTTTAATCCAACCACTACTTATTAATTGTTGTTTTAATACATTGATATTTTGACCATCACCATAATATGTCTTAATAAAAGCATCACGCGCTTTAACAGGTGAGTCATAGAAATTTACCTGCGATACTGCAGGTGAGCCAGGACGCATGGTAGTTGGTTTATTAATAGTAACGGCAAACTGACGTATACCGTTCTTGTCTCCGCTTAGTCCTGTTACAGAACCATCAGCATTAAGAGTATAATTACTATATCTATCTGTGCCAGTTACTGCTAATGCTTCAGTAGGTGCACCTGTTTCCATGTCTGAAGGAGGATTCTTTAATGCAGCAAGAGCATCTTGTGCTTCTTCAATGCCTGCAGCATCTCTTAAATCTTTTGCTACTTTAAGAGCAGTTTCAGCATCTTTAATCTTTTCATTTCTACCAGCATTAGTCTTAGATGTTGCTTCTTGTTCTTTTAAAGATTCAAGAGTTTGTCTTACTTTAGCAATCTCTGCATTTAATCTTGTTTCTTTTAATTGAAATGCTGGGTATAGTTTATCATATGCAACCTTAGCACGCTCATATGGAATGCTATCTGTTTTATATTTCTTTAAATTATAACCAGGACGATTTCTACCAAAAAGTTTTGAACGCTCTGCATTAAGTTGTTTAATAAGTTCGGCAAGTTGTCTTTCCGTTTGTTGAATTTCTACGTTTGCCATTACTTCTTCTCCTTGTATGCATAGTAAGAATCACGTGAGTAGAAGTTAAGGATAGACTTAAAGATGGCTCGGTTAGCCTCTATTACGTATAGGTCACCTAACATTAACTCTCTTAAATCTGCCTCAACTTGTTGTTTGCGTTCGGCTTTAATGTCTGCTGCGTTAACTGCATTTGCTAGTTCTGGATTAGTACAGAATGCCATGAAGTCACGAATCATTCTGATAGCCAAACTCATACGAATACGAGTAGCGTCAGGAACATTAGTATTAGGACTATCAATAATTTGTTCTATGTTTTCTAGCATTACTTGCTCGCTACCTATGTTATTACCTTCACCAATAAGGGCTGGTGTTAATAAAGGATTAGATGCTTTAATAGAATCACGAGCATCTGTAGCACGACTAATGATATTAGCACGTGCAACAGGGTCGGATGTATTACGTAGTTGATTCTTCTCACTACGTGCAATGTCATAATAAGTTTGTTTATCTTCGGCTACTAGCAAATCATTGTAATACTTCTCAAGACTTTTGCTCTTAACAAGACCTGCTGCTTGTATCCAGTTGTATGTAGCAGCATTAAAATCACCGATTTGTGGTGCAAATATGTATGCTGCTTCGCCATACTTCTTAATCATATCTTGGTTAGCAATACCCCAGTTTTTTAATTTATCTGTGTTCTTAATAAGAACCTTTGTTTGCTTATCATCACGTGATATTGTATAGATAAGTTTACCTGGGTTATCACCAATAAATGTAGCCAATGCTTCTTCATATGGTTCTGCAATATCACCATTGCTTGTTGCACTAATACCATTAAGAATATCAAAAAACTCAGAACGCAATCCGCTAATGCCTGTTTCTTTAATGTAATCAGGTACGCCTTTGCTTTCAATAACAGTAGGGGCAACTGGTCCAAACAGACCTAATACGTGGCGAATAACTAGTACATTGTGTGCAGATATACGTATGTTACGTAGATACTCAGCCTTTTCTTCTGCTGTTGAGTTAGCATCTAAGAACTTACCACGTGCTGCATTGTAAGCAATTGCTTGTTGTGCTGCAGTTACTTCTTGACGGTTCTTTTCATCTTTATTAAAGATTGAATACGCTCTTTGTAGACCTACTGGCACAATAGCCCGTGTAATATCCATGTTATCACCAATATTACCTAGCGCAAATGTATCTATACTTTCTGCTAATTGCTTAGCGGGTTCATCTATCATATCACCAATAAATGGTAACTGTCCTGGTAAGGAACCTAATATATTCTTTACTGCTACTACACTAAGTCCTGCAACAGGACCAGATAGTGTAGGCAAACCAGCATCTTGTGAGAATGATGGGTTCATCATGCGTAGTTTAAATGTAAACTCGTTAAACGATGGTTGGCTATAACCAGTATTACCAGTCAAGGCACGAATCGTGCCATCTGTAGCCTTAAAGATAATGTTATCCATAGGCATTACTACATATGGTTCACCATTCTGGTCTTTGTGGAACATACCACTGGCTTCTATACCAAGACTAGCAAGGCGCATACGATATAAAACTCTAGGGCTTACATCTTTTAAGCGGTAGATACGGCGATAGAAGTCTTCTGTAGCGCGGTAGTATCTTCCAACAGTACGTGCACTAAAAGCAAAGTTAGAACGGATAGCAGGGTTATCTGCATACTTAAGAATTACATCTGCTGCTTCACGTGTAGAGATTTCAGTAAAACGTTTCTGCGCTAAATCTAGTGCGTTTTCCCACTCTACTTGATTCTTTGCTTTGCCACCAGATTCCCACAAACCACCATTAATTTTGTACTGGTTCTCAGCAAACTCACGCTCTAAACCTGAATACTTTTTACGCAGTTGTGCATATGTAACCATGATGGCTGGTTGACGGAATATACCAGTAACCTGTTTATCCATTTGTTCCATTGCCATAGCACCATAACGTCTAAACACTGTCTCAGCATTAAAGTTTTCAAAGTCAATACCAGTATTAATCTGTCCAGTAATACGGTAGCCATCAGTAGCATCTTCAAAATCGTCTAGGCTAATACGTGCAGAAGCCTGACTCCATGTAGACTCACGAGCCTTTTTCTGTCCAACATTTGCCGCAAGCGCAAAGGCATCCATCTCATCTTTACTCTTACGTATTAATGCCATTAACTTATCGTTAAAGGTATTGACGTTACCATGAAAGGTTTCGTACATATCATTAAACATACGGAACAACTGAGTGCGAACAATTTCATCGTCACTTAAACCACGTGTACGCATTTCTACGCTGTGTGATGACATAGATAGAAAATCTTTAACAAGCACTTCGTCATCAACAAACCAATTACCAGTTATTGGACCTTTTTTGAATCCAACAGAAATCATGCCCTCATCAAGGGCAGTAGTCATGTTATCGCCAGTGCGCAATCCATCATTACTGAAAAAGATTTTAGCAGGGTTAAGATAAACTTTATCTCCTATGCTTGCCTTATTTCCAACAAAGGCTTTAAACCATTTTTCGTACTGTGCAAGAGCAACTTGACGTTGCGATAGGCTTGTAGTATTTAACATACGCGTACCACGCGTCATTTTAACGCCTATTTCTTTAAATGCATTATCAAGCATGCTAGGAGTAATAGTTGCTTCAATAATATCCTTGCCATACTTACCAGATAATGCGCTGTGTGCAACCATTGACTGAGCCATGGAGTTTAAAGCATCAGGTGAGTGAACAAATGCCTGCAATAAATAATCCATTGTGTCTTCATCAAGATAACGAGCATACAATTTAGCAACAGCCTGAGATACGGCTTCACGTTTTTCCATACTATCAAGAAGTGCTACATCTACGCCCTTAGCGTCTGCAAATTTTTGCATAGCAGTAATTCGTGCGTCAATTGATAGTGCTTCTTCTGGATTAATGTTAAGTTTTTTGCCTACAATATCAAACAAGTTTACTTGTGGTCCTACTTTAAATACTTTTTGTATTATTTTCTTAAGTGGACCAGTTGCTTCTCCAGAACCAGTAAATGTTTTAGAACGATTGCTCATTCTAAAGCCTTGAAAAGAAGCAAGTCTTAATAAATCTTTAGTTGGTGCAGATAAAACATACATAGTTGCTTCATCAATTGCAGAACGGATACCCAAACGTGGGAACAGTGTAAGAATTGACCAACTATCTACTATTTTTTTAGAGAATGAACCCTGTGTTGCTCCGCCAATAGCGTTAATAAGATTCTTTTTAGATTTAATGTTCCATATCATGGAACCAATTTCATCATAAGGTAGAGAACCAACAGCCTTAGTAGCCTGATAAGGTTGAATTGGACCTTCTGTATTCATTACAGTGCCTACTTCATTAACCTTTATAGCATTAGGTGGTGCAACTTTAGCGTGTTCTGGGTTTACACCTACATCTACTTTAGTTGCAAAGCCTGCTTTGTCTCCATATTTATCACGAAGGATAGTTTGGATTAGTTCTTCACCACGTGCGTCTCCACCAAGACCCATTGAGTACATTGTGGAAGCATCCAGATTACGCAAAATAACAAATTGCTCATCAGCAGGTGATGCAATAAATCTTTGTGTTAGTGCTTCAGCCATATCGCGTGGCAATAATTGACGAGCACGTGCAGTAAAGTTAGCAGCAGTAAGTACAGCATCTGGACCAGTGCGTACTTCTAGTCCTTGAGCGGAACGTGAAGCAAGTTGTCCAATACGCTTCCAGCGTGTAATCTCTTTATTAGATGCTAAGACTGCAGCCATACCAGCATCTCCTGCTTTAATGCGTTCAATTGCATCTACTGGAGAAATAAGCGCTTTATGTATTTCTTTTACTCTAGGTGTTAATTCTTCTGCGCCACGGCGGAAATTAAAAATGCCATCAAGGTTACGGAGCATGCCATCCATGTAAAGACGATTAGTACGAGCAATAGCAACGCCATTGCGTTGGTATGTTGTACCATCTACACGACCAGAAAGTAAACGTTGCAAGTTGGTAGTATCTTCAAAATACTTCTTAGCAGTTGCTGCATTTACTACTGGAGTATCATTATCAGCCAACGCTTTAATAAATTGTGGGTTAGCCCAACCTGGATGGTTTTCCATGATTGTGCGATAAGCATCAGCCTGCTCTTCAGGGTTGCCTTCTTTGTATCGTTTAACAAGTGGACCTAATTGGTTTTCCCATAGGTTAAATAATTTAGGGTCTTGGAATGCTTTTTCAACAGCACGCTCTGCGCCTACGCCACTATCAACATCTTTAAGAATTTGGTTAGCAATTTTCTCACCCTTAGTAAGAATTTTATTTCCACCACCTGTTAACCAAGTAAGTGGGTCAATTGCTAACTGGTAAACAAAGTCAATTACACCAGAAACATTTTTAGTTGTACCACTAACGTATGCTCCGTGCAGACCACCATCACGTGGTGGCTTTGTATCTAACATGCGAGCAAGGTCGCGACCAGGTGAAACCTGTGCGTACTTAACGCCATCTAATACCTGCTTAAAAGCATCAGGGTCGTTATAGGCTTTTTTGATTGATTCAAGAATGTTGTTATCAACCTTGCCATAATCCTGAACAATCTCACCAGGAGTACGTCCTGCTAGTAAACCTTTTGCTACCTGAACATCGTACTGACCAAAGTAATCAGTTGCTTCTTTAAGAGCACCATCATCATAAACGTTGTTGCCGTCCCATGCTTGGTACCATGTTTTTACGGAAAATAAATCTTGTCCCTGCGCAGCCAAACGAGCAACCTTATACGGTTGATTAATAATTTTATTGTACTGACCAGCAACCTTAAATAAACCAATAAGTGGGCTTGCTGCTATTTTAAGTGCTCCAGTAAACAATCCTTTAACGCGGTCAGCACCAGTAGGTTCTTCTTTAAGATAGTCCGCATTTTTAAACATAAACTTTAATTGCTCTTGAGCATTAGGGTCTAGTTTATCAAATTGTGAACGAGCAATCTTATTATCTAATTTAGATAGGTCACGATGTTTTTTAATCGTGTAACTCATCTGTTCAATTTGAGTAGTCTGAGTAGAGTTTAAATTAGCCTGCTTAGCAGCAGAGTATAAGTTAGGAGAAACAGAAGCAACAACAGGATTAATGTATTGCATTAGTACCCGTTATCAAGTAGTTGTCTATAAATTAATTCTGCATCGCCTGATGGGTCAAATTGTGTAAGTTGTTTAATTGTATCAATAAGTGTTGGTGCATAGTTAGGCATACCACGCATTGCTTCAGTACCAGCACCAGCACCCATATTAATACCAGAAGTTACTGGTTCATCTGGACGCATGCTCGGTTCATCTAATGAAAGAATTGGTGGCATTGCTGCAGCAGCCATTGGTGCTTCGCTTTGCTGTTGGTTAATCATCTTGTTTTGTCCGTAAGGAAGACCTGTGTATGTAGCCTGCCCTTGAGTAAAGCCTTCAGTTGCACCGCCATCGGTGCGTTGTGATAGAGCGCCAGGACCTGACACTGGCGCTGGATTATTAGGTCTTCTATAACCGCCTCTAGCCATTAGTCATCCTCCTCTTCATCTTCTAAATGTTTTCTTACATCTGCTGCTGTTGGTGCTTTTTGCAACCAATCAGGAAATGAATCTTTGGCTGATAATAACCAAAGAGCATTATCATTATTAAATCCTGCTCTGCGCAGTGATTTAAAAAACTCATGTAGTTCAATTGCATACTGGTCTAACTTTGAGTAATCTTCATCAGCAACAGTTTTTACCTTTGCAGGTTGTCTCTTACGTGCTGCCATGATTACTCCCTTATATTGCTCGCTGTTGACTTAAACGTGCTACGCCTTGTGCTTTACCGCCACTTGTTAAACTGCTAAGTAATGTTTGTAACTCTGGTCGCTCTTGTGGTAAAGGTGCGCCTCCTGCTGGTGCCTCGCCAGGAGCAGAGGGGACAGGTTGCTCAACTGATTGTTCAGCGCCAGCAGGAGGATTCTGAGGTCTAAAGACTTCTTCAATAGTATCTTCTATTGCTTTGCCTTTTTGACGCGCCTTAATTACTTCTGCAATCTTACGAACTATATCTGATGGGTCTTGTCCCTGTGTTGCCATTTGCGGAATTGCTTGTGTCATTGCGTTCAATGAAGTAAGAAGCGAATCGCGCATCTTTTCAATTTCAATTTTCTCTTGCTCTAGCGTTACATTAACGTTAAACGGTAATTCACGCATTGCCATATCCTTAGAGATAAGACCGCCACCTAATGCTTGTAGCATAAAGATAAGTCCCTGTGCTGGGTTGAGACCAGCAAGCATGCCATAACGTACATCGGCTGAGTAATCAGATTTAATGTCTTTAGTTGGCTTGTATGTAATTTCATAAGGAGAACCAGAATCTACTCCACGAATTGTTTTTTCTTCTGGAAAGATTAATTCATCTACATTAAAACATAGAGCAATAACGTCCCTAAGTGCTGCAGCAAAGATTGCTTGTGCAGATTTAACTTGTGTATCAAAGGCTCCCATAAGAGCCTGTACGCCTTGTCCAGTGACGATAGAAGCATCTATGTTTCCTGTGCGTCCTTCAGGATAGCGTGTGCCCACACGCAGTTCTTGATTAAGTTGTGCTTGTTCAGTGAACGCACCTTGTGGAAGTGTAAGTTCAACACGGCGCACACCTGCTGGATTGGCTGTACGAATAACAGCATCTCCACCAAGCATAAGTTCTTGGACATCTTGCGGTAGTACAATCGGTGCCTGTACTGACTTCTCTGCTGCTTCCATCGCAAGTAATGCGAATCTATTACGGAGCAACTGAATACCAAGTACATCATCAAACTGTCCACGTAGTTCACCATCAATAGATGGTTTACGTGCTACCACAACCATCATCTTGCCAAGCGGGTTTAATGCTTGAGAAAGAACTAGGTTATTTCTGCGCGGCACATAAATTACAGATTGGTCTTTATCGTAATAACGAACCATTTCAATCTGTGCATTAAGGTCTTGCTTATAACCATCTGGTCCAAGAAGTTCTCTATCATACTCTGGGAACTGGGATACCAGTTCACCAAGTGTCATAGAGTACCGTTTAGCAAATGCCGTACAACGTCCATAGCGGTCAAACTCTGGGTAAGCCCCAATAGGATTTTCTATGCGAATACGTGGCAACTTTGCTTCATCGTCTAATTCAATTATGAATGGGACGAAACCATATGTAATGTACCAGTCCGCACCTGAATACATTTGTACTGATAAATCTGAGTTCTGAAAATAATTAGAAGCAATACGAGTACGCTTATCAGCAAAGGTACGTGCTCTATCAGATACTTGATTGGCTGCAGAACAATTAATTGCTGGAAGCGGAGCCATAACTTCCGATAGGTCACGTGCAACAATATCAATAAAGTTTGCTACTACGTTAGCATCAACACCTTCTGGAAAAAAGTTAGGATATACCTGAGCAATCTTTCCTTTACGGACGGCAAGTACATCTAGGTTGCGTGCATCACGCTCATGATTACGGTAACGTAAGGAATCAACCCGTGCCGTTACTTGCTCTATTGATAACATTAAAACCCTATTTCTTTTTAATATTTAAGTTTGGTTTACGCTTAAGTTTTGTATTCATTGCAACGCGTTCTCCTAATTTACTAGCATAACTAGGGTCAGTAGGTCTTCCACCAGTTTCATAGCGCACATCCAATTCAAATTCTTTCATTGCTTTATCTGATGCACGAGTACGTGAACTATCATTTTTAAACATAGTTTTTGCAGAATCTGGTTTATTAGGTTTTTGTTTAGCAGTAGGTTTTACTTTTACGCCAGACTTAGGATTAGCAAGTGGCTTAGCCTTTTGTGCTGCCTTAAGAGATGGCTTCTTAGATTTAGTTGCAGCCTTTACAATACCTTTTGCAATTTTTGCTACATTAGCCATTTACTTACCTTTTTTCTTTACTGGAACTTTTGGAGTATTAGGTTTGTTAGTTCTACTTTTAATACCCCTTAAAGATTTAGGAACATATTTAAGAGATGTAATTTTTTTAGAGTTGCCAGCATTATGTTCAACCATTTGAGCATTATCTTTAATTTTTTTCATACTGCCTTTAACTGGGTATTCACTCATATACTCTTGAACTTTAAGTTTTCCCTTTGAATTTACTGTTGCGTATGGTGAACCTATTTGTCTACCTTTTGCTGCAGTTGTATTAATTCTTTTAGCCAATTTAGCAGCCTTGGCTTTTCCAGTAGTTATACCTTTAGACATGCCGAGTTCTTTGCGTGCTTTATTTTCAATTGCCCTAGCAGCCTTAGAAGCGCCCTTAACAATTTTAATTACATTAGCCATTTACTTACCCATGTTTCTGTATACTTTTGTAACGGCACGAGCGCCCTTACCTGTAATACCTGCAATCTTGCGAACCGCTCTACCGTATGGAAATGCTGTAAATGCTACATCCATAGGAGTTTTAGGAACTATAAAATCAAGTACGTTTAAAGCAGCCTTGGCAGGTCCTTTTGTAATTGCCTTTGGCTTTATCTTGACACTTGTTACTTTAACTTTTCTGCTCATGTTAACTCCTATCCATACATATCTTGCCATTGCTCAGCAAAGGCTTCGTCTAAGTTGATTGCGTATCTATTATTAATCTGTGCTTGAGTAGCCCAACGATTGTTGGCATACATAGAAGTTCTACTACCAGCCTGCATCAGTTCACGGATGCGGATAACCGCAAACCATAAAGCCATAACGCAGTCAGTCTTGCCTCTGGTCTCAGGTTTCCATGTAAGTAGTTGCTGAGTAAGAGCCTTAATACCTTCAGAACCATCTGATGATGGCAATTCTATAATGTTGTTCTTTTGGAACTTCTCGTCACGGACTGTGCCAAAGAGGTTAGACATTGAAGCAACACCAAACGAAGTGTCCCATTTGTTTTTCCCTGTGAAGTGTGCGTCAAGGCGTACACCGTATGAAGCAAGCCAGTTTCGTAAGTCTTCGTCAAGGGAGTAGGCTTTCTGGTGAGCGTTGATTTCAACTCGGAACTCTTGTGGTTTATATTTAATAGTGAGTTCTTCAATTGTTGCTCTAATCTTTTGTGGAGTAGGTTCGCTCATGTTGATGCATTCAACTATGTAAATTCTGCCGTCTGCACGGTTATACGTTGCCACAACAAAAGCCGCATTACCCGCCATAGCAGGGTCAAAGCCAATTACAGTATGTCCTTCCACTTTTGGTGGATGTCCAGCAGCGCCGTCTTTTAGTGGACCTCGCTTGCGCATCCCGTTAGTTGACCCTTGCACCAGCATGGGTGGGAAGATTGAATCTTCTTGGATGTCTTCTTGTTGATAAACCAGTGCCCACGTAGAGGGAGTAACTTCGCTGCGTCTTTTAAATAAGGCTGGTCCGTCCCACTTGGGATAGTATCCATTTTCTTGCGGCGTATCATCATCTCCGTCCCACGGGACATCAGACTCTTTCCAAAGTGTAACCCAATCCTCGGGTTGGTCACCATACTCCAAAACAGCAGGCATGCCCATATAAGTAAAAGGCGTTTTACCACCCGACCAGTGCTTCGGGTTACGAAGTTCTTTGTAAAGGTCGTTGGCTGCAATTCGGGTCCCCACCACTAGTAACTTACCATTTTTACCCAGACGGGTAATAACTTCTTTCTGCAACCAGTCCATCTGCTTTTCCCACTCATGGGCATTGGCAGTAGTAATGCAGTCATCAAGAATAATCAAATCAGCACGGGCACCGTAAATCTGACCACCCATACCTAGTGCCTGAAGGGTTGGGTCCTTTTCACTAGAGTTACGCGCATCGCCCCCAAGGTAGACAGTATCGGTTCGCCAAGTATCAGCGTCACCTTTCCAGCCGCCCTCTGGACCGAATGCGGTCTGCAGTTTGAGCCAGCGTGGATGGGACAGTCGTTGCTTTATAGCATATACGAACTCGCGAGCCTTATTCAATGTCTTAGAAACCACGATGATGCGGATGTTAGGATTGAGGGCAATGCGGTAAGTTGAGTAGTTCACCGTGATGACGGTGGACTTAGCGTGCTCAGGAGGAACGTTCACCAATAGGCGGTTCAACTCACCAGGCTCGTAAATCATACTAGGGTGAAGCCACGAAGGCTCGTATCCCTCAAGTAGGTCCACCCAG